CGACGAAGTTATCATCAACCGTCGTCTATTCGTTGCTGGTGGTGAAACCAACGAAGTTCTATCACAGTTTGATGGTCCTGTTAAGTTCACCCAGCCTGTTACTATTCAGAGCAAGCTAACTGTTTCTGACAGTATCACAACTCCTAAGATCAACATCACATCTACCGACAACTCAACCGGTCCTGGTAGTGGTGCTATCATCATCCGTGGTGGTGCTGGTATCGAGCGTGACCTACACGTCGGTGGCAACATCTACATCCATGATGATGTTCTAGACCCAGATGTACATGGTCGCATGTACAACAACTACTATGATGTATTCCCTGGTACTGGTAATACTGAGAACGGTGTTATCTTCCCAACCACACCTAACTTCAACGTTCCTGTTCTAGCAGGTAACGAGACTGGTAAGTGGAAGTTCCTAACTGAAGTCAAAGGTACTGGCGAAGGTGGTGAGGATGACATCGAGAACTCCGATGGTGGCGTTGAGATCATGGGCTCACTCGTAGTCCGTGATGCAGTCATCGCTAAGGAATTCCGTGGTGATGGCTTAGGTGGCGGTCCTGGTACCATCATTATGTGGGCAGGTAGCACATCCGCACCACCAAAGAACTTCCTAATCTGTAACGGCGCTACTATTAACAAAAACACCTATCCTAAGCTATTTGATGCTATTGGTTATGAGTATGGTGGTTCTGGTGATAACTTCCGGCTACCTGACCTAAGAGATCGTTTCATTGTTGGTTCTGGTACTGGCTATAGCAATGGTGCTACTGGTGGTCGCGATGCTGTTGCTCTTGATAATAACAATTTACCAAGACACTCCCACACCGCATCCAGTACTGACATCACTCATAGTCACCCATTGAACGTTGGTTCTCAACAAGCCAATGCGAATCATGATCACAATGGTGGAATCGGTCAAGGTGGTGGTCACAGACACAATGCTGTGGACTTTAACCAAAACGGTGACCACCAACATAACCTCAGTATTAATCAGGCTGGTGGTCACAGGCACACTGGTCAGTCTGGTGGTGGTGGTCAGCATGATCACAATGCTGCTACAACTGAGGGTGGAAGACACCGCCACAATACTAGTGATGATGGTCAGCACAACCACAACTACGAGAGAAACTCCGGTAGGGGTGGTACTGGTAGTGAGACTGCGGGTGAAAGAGAGACCAGAGAAACCAGTGATTCTGGAAGACACGAACACGAGCTAAGTGAGCACAACGGACACAGCCATCCCGTGAACGTTAATAATTCTCCAAACCACACTCATGGTTTGGGTAACATGAACACACAGCCCGATCACAATCATGGTGGTGAGACTGACAGAAATGGCAACCATGGACACAGTTTCAACCTAACTCAGCAGCCTGGTCATGACCATAACGTCAATATCAGTACAGACAGCGCAACGCATAGTCACACAATTACAAGCAACCTACAGAACAATACGACGACACACCGTCACAATATTAGTCAGGCTGGTCTAGAACAAGCCTTCGACATCAGACCCAAGTATTTTGCTCTAGCGTACGTTATCCAGTACAAGTGATCCAAAAGCTCCCTTCGGGGGGCTTTTTTCTTGTATAAATATCTAAGCGCACTCCACCCCTTCTTTGAGCAATGGCGAATTTCAACAAGGCTTTTACCTTCCGTGGAGGATTCCAGGTAGATACTGACGTTCTCGTTGTAAGGGGGCAGAATGTTGGTATTGGTTCTACTATCCCAAACGAGCGCCTAGTTGTAGATGGTATTGTTCAGGCGAACGGTCTAAAGATCTCTGGATCTGAGAGTGTCGTTATCGAAAAAGGTAATGCTGGTATTTTAACCGTTACCGAGACACTTTATGTTGGAGTTGAAACTGGTACGGGCTTGCCTTTCCCCGAAGGAACTCCTCAAGTACAAATAACTACAGGTATTATTACAGCAGCTAATCCTGCTATCGGTGTTGTTACATATTATGGTGACGGTGGTCGCCTATTGAACCTACCTACATCACAGTGGTTGGATGTTGATGTAGGTCTAGGTTTCACTAGCATCTATGCTCAAGGATATGTTGGTGTGGGTACTGATGACCCCCGCTACGTATTCCAGGTAGGTGGTGTTCCTTATACACCAAAAGCTGGTTTCAATACATCACAGGAAGGTGTAGGTATTGAAAGTGGTAGTATTTGGGCTAGTGATAATATTTCTATTGGTGGAACTATCACTGCTGATGGTGAATTTATTGGCATTGGTAGTCTAGTCACTGATCTAAATGCCAGTGCTTTGAAATATGGTGTAATTGGTAGCACTCTATATGGTGATATTAATTGTGGCATCCTAAGCGCTAGTGAGATTAGATCTCCAATCTTTATTGGTAATACTATTATTGGTACCGCCACCACTGCTATTGGTGTACAGACAACATCACAGCTAGATTTTGCCACTGGTATTGCTGATGAGTTAATCGCTAGAGATAGATTCCTCAGTGTAGATGGCTTCCTTCAGATTGGTGCTGATGACATTGTTAATGAGCAGGGTCAGATTGAAGCTATTCAGTCTGGTACGGATTCCACGATCTATTCTCTATCAGACGCTACTGCTAGAGTAATTGTTGGTAGACAAAGAGAACTAGGTAACCGCAGAGAATTTGGTGGCGTTAGGTTTGGTGGTAATGTAAGTGCTGACCCACTAAGTGGACTAAATGACCTAGATATCATCAACTATGATGTTGGTAACGTAAACTACTACCTACATGGTGGTAGTGGTGGCTCACTAATTACTGAAGGTGAGTTCCAATGGATCTATGGGCAGAGAAATAGTGTAGTTGCTTCTCTAAGCAAGGATGGTAAGTTCAATCTTCCCGGCAACTTTGACCAAGACGAAGTAACATTGAATGTCACTGGTCTATCATCATTCTTTGGTGATGTATACTTTGACACAGATGTTTATGTTGGCGCAGCTCTTAGTGTCTTTGGTGGTATCACCATTGGTGGTGATGTTACTCTGGAGGGTGAACTGCTGACTGGTGGATTCCTTCAACTAGAAAATGCAGCTGTTTCTGGTATTCTAACTGTCGGTCCTGGTGTAGGTGTTGGACTAACATTCTTCCCTGATGGTAGAATGTTTACTAATGGTGTCATCACTGTTAATAACAACTTAAATCAACCATCCGTTCTTATTTCACCTTCAGGAAATATTAACGTAACAGACTCATTAACGGCTGACCTAGACGTTAATGCGTCTAGAAGCATGTTTGCCCCAACTATCGAAGCGAGTCAAACTCTCGAAGCTCCTGGTTTTATTGCTGATGGAACATCTACAAGAATAACCAACCTAGATGTAAACAACATTGGTAATGATAGTTCTGCTGTTAACTTGAATGATGACTTAGTTGCTGGAACTACTATAATTAGTCCAGAAAATAATAGTATTATTATTGACAATCTAACCGTAAATACTTCGGTTACTCTCCCAACGTCATTCAGCCCATCCTTCGATGTTGTTACAGTAAATACTGTCAATGCCGGTACTGTAAATGCTACTACTGTTGACACTAATCAGGTCACAACTTCTGGTTTAGATGCTACTAATATAGCAGCGACTGGTACTGTTTCTGCGCAGACAGTAAACGCAGCCAATGCCAATCTAACTGGCACAATTATTGCTGCTGCTGGGCAGATTAGTACTGTAGATGTTGTTGATCTAAACGTTTCCAACTCTGCTATATTGCCACAAATGCAGAACATTGGTGTCTCCAGTCTCACCGCAGACACCGCTGAGATTCAAAACCTAATTGTAAGCGGTAACACCGACATTGGTAATGTTATTATTGGTGTTGGCGACTTCAATACACTTAATGCTGATACTGGCAACATAAATTCTCTCAATGTTGTTACTATCAACCCATTATCACCCGCTACAACTGTTGAAGTTAGTAGTCAGTTGGATGTTCTTAGTGACCTTGATGTATCTGGTGGTGTTTCCTGTGGTCTTGTTACTACCTCTGACGTAAATACTAGCACCCTTACTGTCACTGGTCAGAGAATTCTTCTTGGTTCTGATAGTTCAACTCAGATTGAACTGGATGTATCTGTTGACACTAACTTGGGTGAGCTAATCTTTGATGTTAGTGTGGGCGGTTCCAGTGCTGGCACAGCTAGAATCACTCTCACTTGACGCTACGCAGTATATACTCTATACTATTGGCTAGCCGCAGGTCTTTATGGTTGACATCCTAGCCTATGCTGCTCTATCATTGAGTGGTCCCACTGAAGGTATGTGCTACAAGTACAGCACCTCAGGAGACATGCCATGTGTTTCCTGGTCAACCCCCAGCGCAGTATATATACATGACGGACACAATACTATGCGGTACCGTCATGTATATGGTAATGTCTTTGAGGAGTATATAAATGGCGTGGCTCAAGGGCACAAGCTATGTACTTACCGGCAACAAAACCTATCATGTTTTCTTGGAGTTAAATTTTATAGCAATGAAGATTAAATATGCTCTCGTCGCGGCTGTCTTTGCTGCCCTCCTCCCGGCACAAGCAATGGCACACCCACGTCATTATCACCACAGCCACGATACAGACACGCTAGGTCTAGTTCTTGGCGCAACCATCCTTGGAGGAGCCATCTATTATGGAACACAGCATCAGCACCACCATCACGGATCTCATCGTCATCGTCACCGTCGTCATAAGCCAGTACGTGTAGTTGATACATATCATCGTGGTGGTCACGAATATCGTCTATGTCGTCGTGGTAAGAAATACTTCTACTGCTGACACCTTTTAAACTGTCACACAAGTGCCACGGATAAATCGGAAGTGGCATATCATATATTCAATCGAGAAAAGACATGGACTACGTTGCACTTTATCTTTCAAGGGACTACACACTAAGTATTATTCAAGCATTAAAAGAAGCGAAGGAGAAATGTAACGAAGATGGTAGGAAGATTATGGCGCAGAAGTATCAAGAGATTGAGAAACTTATGTGGGAACAACATAACGTTGCCCAAAGCATCCACGAGAACCTCAAGAGGAACAACGGAGACTACCAGATCTGAACCACTTCAAAAGGTGTCCATTGAGCCCTCACAGCCTAGCTGTGGGGGCTATACTAGTTGTATCAACAGCACAGGAACCACTTTGATCAACCTTCGCCCCCATCAAGCCGACGCTCTCGCCAAGCTCGACGGTGTGAGCCGTGGTACGATCCTTGTTCCTACTGGCGGCGGCAAGACCATCATTGGCATCATGGATGCTGTTCGTCGCTACAACAACTCAATTGCGCCCATCAACATCATTGTTGTTGCTCCTCGCATCATGCTGGCACTTCAGCTCTGTGAAGAGTATATGGAGATCATCAAGGATGAGGTTGCTCAGCAAGTCATCCCCTGTCACGTCCACTCTGGTGAGACTGCTCACTACAGCAGCACCAAAGTTGATGAGATCAAGTGCTTTGATGGCATGATGAAGACTGCTGGTCTCCACTCTATCTACTTCACCACCTATCACTCCCTGCCCCGTCTGGCTGAGGCTGGTATCTCTGTTGACACTATGGTGTGTGATGAAGCCCACAACAGTGTCCAGAAGGGCTTCCATCCTGCTGTCAAGTATTTCTCTCAGACTGCTGCTCGTTCTTTCTTCTACACTGCCACGCCTAAGCACTCTGCCACTTGGAAGAAAGTTGGCATGAATGACACCAGCGTGTACGGTAACGTTATTGTCAACGTTCCTGCTCCTAAGCTTGTCAAGGGTGGCTTCATTGTTCCTCCTCAGGTTGTCTGCCGTGAGCTGCCTATGGTCAAGAAGGGTGAGACCTCTGCTCAGCGCGATGCTGATCACGTTGTTCAGTCTATCTTGGAGAACAAAGCTGAGAAAGTTCTGGTTTGTGCTAAGGCAGTCAAGCAGATTGTCAAGATGGTTGATGACTCCAACTTTGTTGAGTCTCTTGCTGCTCGTGGCTACAGCTACATGTATATTGCTGCTTCTACTGGTGCTGTTATTGATGGTCAGAAGGTGAGCCGTGAGCAGTTCTTCCAGACTCTGAATGCTTGGGGTAAGGACAACAGCAAGAAGTTTGTTGTGCTCCACCACAGCATCCTCTCCGAAGGCATCAACGTCTCCGGTCTTGAGGCAGTTGTGTTCATGCGCTCTATGGACTATATTGGTATCAGCCAGACTATCGGTCGTGTCATCCGTCTCCACAAAGACGATGCTGCTGGTATGCGTGACGGTTCTATCCGTCCTGGTGATGTTGACAGCTACACCAAGTCTTTCGGTCTGGTTATTGTTCCTGTGTTCTCTAAAGCACAGGAAGGCTGTGCCAAGTCTATCCAGAACGTTGTTGACATTGTGTTCAATCGCGGAGAAGCTGCTGTCAGCACTATCAAGCGCTGATATATATGCTATAATAATTGAAAAGAGAACTTATTATGGTCAGAATGCGTTGGGATTTCCTCGCCGAACTTATCAACGAGGAAAATTTAAAGGTTGGGTATGAGATTGGTGTATACAAGGGTGATACTATGGGTAGAATCCTTGAGCGATGCCCTGACATTGAGTGGCATGGTGTTGATCCTTGGGTAGTATGTCCTGAGTATACTGTTGCTCACAGTGGCATGGTATGGGATCATGATGCCAACTATGAGAAGTCAAAAGAGATTCAAGAACAATATGGTGAGAGATGTATTCTACATCGTGCCACATCAGTAGACGCCGCTGAAGAAGTAGAAGATGAAAGTATTGATATTATCTTCATTGATGGTCTACACACTTATGATGGTGTGATGGAAGATATCACCGCATGGTTCCCTAAGATTAAACCTGAAGGATATATCTGTGGTCATGATTACAATGGACCCCCACGCCACCAAGGGGTAACTGATGCTGTTAATGAATGTTTCGGTGTAGATAACATTAACGTTGACGCTGATCTAGTATGGTGGGTACAAAAAGCCTGAGGTAACTATGTTTTTCGTCGCAATGATCGTCGGTCTCATGGAGATCGGTCCTGGTGTCTGTCAGTTGGAACTACTCAACCCAAACGGCACCATTAACACATCTCGCATTTCTTGTGAGGATGTTGTGCCATCTGAACTAGTGTCCTTCCCCCATAGACACACTGAGAATTCCTGATATAATAAGGGAGTCCTGAGCAAGACTATAAACTGTTCGGCTGTGTGTCAGGGAGTTAAAACAACAAAGATTACATTCTGTTAACTATTCACCAAAGCACACAACCTGTAGTATAATTACTTCAGGTCATTCAATGACTTGATTTGAATCGTCCATAATATTACATTTATTATTTTTTAGGAGATATTTTCCAATGTTTAACAAATCCATTCTTGCCGCAGCTCTACTATCTGTTGGCGCACTAACTGCTGGTTCTGGCGCTTCTGCTGCCGAGATTGGCGTACGTAACACCTGGGGAACCACCACCCGTGATATCACCCGTGGTACAAGCGAGTATGTTCGTACCGTAACTGGTGAGTATTCTGAAGATTCTGCTGGTTTTGGTCTCGGTATTGTTGCTGATGACTTTGACATTAGCACCTACGGCTCTAACTATAGCTTCTCTGATAGCTACAGCGATGTCGAAGGTACCTTTGATGGTACAGCCACTGGCTCTGTTGTTCTAGAAGATGCTCGTTATATTCCTGGTCCTGGCGGCGGCATCAACGAAGGTGCTAATGGCACTATTGACCTAGAGGTAGGCGGAACCTTTGAAGGTGAAAGCAATACATTTGGGTATACAGATACGTTCACCGAGGACGGTCTAGAAATCGATGGTTCTCTTGCTGTATCTGGCTCTTACTACACTCGCCACGAAAGTGGTGATATCAAGGAGAGACTATCTGAGAGCTATAGCTTCTCTGGTCACAGCACCACTGGATTCTCCGAACTCAGCACCTTCTCCCGCTGATAGGTAACTTGAATAGGGGGAGCAATCCCCCTCCCCCCATTCTTTATTATTATTCTACGAAAATGTTCAACAATATCGCCAAATTTGCCCTTGCTGCTGGTGTCCTAATGACTGGAACCGCGCCCGCAATGGCTCAGAGTGCTAACCTCAATACGAGTTCTAGCAACTCCGCACAGAACGTACAGAGTAACTCTGGTTCTGTAAACCTTGCCCCTATGGGAGGTTCAAACGCCAACTATCAGATCAACTCAGTATCTAATAGTCAGTTTGGTTTTGCTCCTGGTATCCAATGCCCAACGCCTGAGTTTGCTGTTGGTGTATTCGGTGGGCAAACCAATGGTTGGGGTAACTCCGGTTACAACACCGCTGGTAACAACGTAGGCGGTACTTTGATGTACACAATGCCTATCGGTGGCAAAACTGCTGAGTATTGTAAGCAACTCGCCCGCGAGATTGCTAAGCAGCGTCGTTTGGATACTGAAGTTAATATGATCAAGCAGTGTGCTCAACTAGCCAATGCTAACATTCAAATTGACGTTGACCAGTTCCCTGACTTTGCTGTCTGCTCTGCTGTCACCGTTGCTGGTGGTAAGACTGCCGTCCTAGAAGAGCCTGAGCGCATCTTCACCCCTGCTGAGACTGCTATTCCTGTGGTTCCTGTCTCTATGAACCGCTTGAACCAGTCCCTAGAGGGTATCGGCAAGCGCTGAACTACTCTCTGAGGTGTCCCAAGCCCCCGAAAGGGGGTTTTTTCATGCTATAATTTATCTACATAAAAGTCGGTCCCTGATGTTTAAGGTAATACGTTTTGACGATAATGGATGTATTTGGGGTCAGCAGTATCCCTCTGATCCCCAGTCAGTTAGATTAGAAAAAATGCGTAGAGACTTTGTATCCTTTGGGAACAAGGTCGTCCTCAACAGATGGGCTGATACTGAATATGATTTTTGTATTGGAACCAATGGAATCTGTAGTGAGAATTTTTTTGAGGAAGTTCCTTGGTATATGAAAGTAACTGCCAATAATAGAATTAAGTATTGGTGGGGAAATGATTGTCTAAAAAAACTAGAACTATTGGATCCAGTCACTGGTGCTTGCCCTTTCGTATATTCTTTGCCACTATATGATGGGAGAGAATATAATGAAAGGTTCCAGTTTGTATTCCTACCCAAAGCAGATGGTTGTCCACAGGTAGACAAATACTTCACAATGAAGACTGATCTTAATAACGCACAGGATAAGAGAGATGAGTTCCTACAGACACTTAAGGACTTGAATCTAAAGAATCCTGTATATATCTGTGCCCCTCCTGATTATGACTACTGGGAAGAGTTCTTCCCCAAAGAGATGGAGATGAGACTATTCTGTCTTGGATTCAATAGGTATGATCCACAGTGGAATGATACACTAATCAGTGTGTTTAATCATGCCACGGAGTTATACTTCCATATGATATCCACCCCATCAGTATACTCTAGCTATATGGGTAAGAAAGTATCATTCTACGATACCAATCTACTACACCTAGACAAGCCGGGTGAGCGTGATACTTATACATTAGATAAGACTAGGAAAGACAAGATATACCATGAATTCATGGAGTATATCACGAATGTTTTTGCCAATAAGACTAGTGATATGGGATTCTGGATCACTGAGTTCTTATCTCTTAATCTAATTAAAGATCCCACACAGTTGTCAAAGGATCTATTGACCTTGGATAACAGGAGTGGTAAAATTACGAGAGGGCTTCCAACTATGAGTCAGATTCTAAATGATTCACCAAGGAAAGCTCACGCTAACTATGATACATTGGTAAAGATGGTGGATAAGTTTAATACTCCACCATCAGATAAAGCATACGATTACTTCACCAAACTATGAACGTCACTTGTATTATCCCAGCTCGAATGAGTTCTTCTAGGTTTCCTGGCAAACCATTGGCACTCATTAATGGTGCTGAGATGCTTAAGCATGTTATTCATATTGCTGAAGGATCATTATGTATCAACGATATCATTGTTGCTACAGAAGATGTAATCATTAAAGAGTTTGTACATCGTGAATTCCCCGATGTTCGTGTAGAAATGACAGGTAGCTATCTTACATGTACTCACCGTATATCTGAGGTAGCACGTAGACTAGCCACTGCTCCTGATGTTATTGTGGGTCTACAAGGTGATGAGCCATGTATCACACCACAGATGATCGAGAGCATGGTGTACTGTCATGTATACAAGGAAGCCAATATGCTACAGGCAACTTACGCTCTTGATAATGAGTCTCTTAATGATGAGGATTGTGTCAAGGCAGTTGTCAACAACGATGAGATTATCTACTTGGCTCGTCGCCCTGAGATAATTACTTCTAATCTAACGGGGATCGCTGGTCTATACACCTGGGACTATGCTACAATAACTCAGTTCCCGATGTATGACCTACGCCTAGTCAACGCATGGAGAGGGCTAGACACGTTCGGCTTTATTGGTCGTGTGCCTGTCACTCCATTTCAGCTAGAGTATAGGACACACGCGGTTGACCGCCCTTCAGACATCTCAATTGTTTCTAATGAACTACATCGAAGACATCAAAAGAGCAAAGACTATCGCCCTAATCGGTAACGGTGGCAATCTCGCAATCTGCCGCCATGCTGCTAGTGATATGTCACGCCATTTAGGTAAGTTCTGTTATGCTCCTGAAGGTGTACATATGTCTGCTCTGGGTGGTGATGGACGATGGCATGAAGCTTGGATTGAGTCTTATGCGTCTCATGCCGATTACATTATTGGTCTAACCACACGGATTGATTCTCCCATTGCTTGCGCATTAGAGGGAAAACGTGCCATGATTATAGCTCCCGAGCAACACCCAACGGTCGAAACAATTGTATTAAATAAAGAAAGTTACCATGCGTTTGAGGTAGCCGCTTTATGGGAGTTCTATATGATCATGGAAAGGTGTGGTGCTAAACTGCCCAACATCTGACACACAGTCCCCGCAAGGGGATCTTTTATGTTATAATATAGTATAATGAAAGACGTTAAAATGAAAGAAGGTTATGTCTTAGTCGCCCTAGGTGACATCTATAAGCAACTAGCCGCTAGATTCATTCACACATTGCGTCAGTGTGGTGATACTAGACCAGTATATGTTATTGATGAGAATATTCTCGATACTGAGACTGACATGTACAAAGCATGTAAGGTTAATAACGAGAGATTCAATTGTTATCCTAAGATTACACTCAATAGGTATCTACCCTTTGAGCATAACATGTTTGTTGATGCTGACTCATTGTGTATTGCCAATACACAGCACATCTGGGATATGTGTCATGATCAGGATCAGTTCATCCTACATCGTGGCTGGGATGGCTATACTGGATGGGACAATGATATTCAATTGGATATTGAGAAAGCCCATGGTTTCATGATGCCAAGACTACATGGTGCCTGGTTCTATATCAGGAAGGAAGCTATTGTAGATGAGTTCTTCACATTTATGCAAGAAGATGTGTTCCCCAATTACTCACATTGGTGTACCAGAGATCTAGCTTCTAGGAATCATCGCCGTAGCAGATCTGATCAGACAATCTACTCACTAGCATATGGTAAGTTTGGTCTGTCTCCGTGTGATCTAATGAAGACACCTGTGATGACACATATTATGGATGAATCGCAGGCAACGGAACCACACTATAAGGTAAATTTCAAGGGTGAGTATGGTCCTAAGTTGGACAATGCTATCCCATTTGTACACATTGAGAAGCTCTACCAACCATCTGCCCCTGAGGCATTTGGTCGCAAAGGCAAGAAAGAAAGGATCCTGTGACACCATATGAACTGTCTGCCCCCTACCATAGGGGGCTTTTTAATGCTATAATTATTCCATACCAAACAAGGTTACCCACACTATGTCCGACAACATGAGCTACACTGAAGTCCTCTACCGCATGCAAGATATCCGCAAAGCGTGGCGCGAGAATGACTTTAGCTATCCTGAGGGCATGAAAGATGAGTATGACCTCTTGGTTGCCGTCCGTCGTGAGCGTGTTTCTTCATTCTTCCGTGACAACCTTGTCAGCAAGGGTCGCAAGGAGGCGGTATGATGAACATTGAACTAGAAACTTGGTACACTTGTGAGTGGGGTGACTATGTTATCCGCCCCACACGCTTTATCTACGCATCCTATGACCGTGAGGGCAATCCTCTAGTCTTTGGTGCTACCCCTGAAGCTGTTGCTGGTTGTACTCCCCTACACATGGAGAGTCACGCACCTGGCTACGATGGTCGCTATGATATTGTAAAAGGTTCCGCTATTGTTGGAGGAAAACTATGACAATTGAATCAATTGAATTTCTATATGATCGTATCTTTGATACTATCAATGAACTAGTTGATGCTGGTGAAGATCCTGATCGTCTCTACGATTGTATCATTGACCACTTTGCCTTTATGGCAGAGGATGCTGCTCGTCGTCAGCAAGCATATGGTGCTCTATTGAACAAGTTCCGTGATAATGATCCCATTGTCACTGTACCTGAAGATCCTGGTGTCAATTTGACGACTCCACCATCCTTTGAAGAGCTATATGGTGGCATGGCAGAGCCTAAGCAGAACTTCATGTCCGAGAACCAAGACATTCTCGACGAATTCATGCGCTCTGTCCGCTTTCCTGATAGACTCGACCCATAAATAACCCCGTTGAGGTATTTAAAACCATGCTCACCGACTACCAAGAAATCGATGCTTGCGGAATGGCATCACAGCAGCAGAAGTTCCTAGACGAGTGGGAAGCTAAGAATCCTACCAAAGCATTCGCACGGTACTGCGAGGAGTTTCCTTGGGCACCTGAGTGTAAAATTTACGACGTATGATAAAAGGCACCCGCAAGGGTGCTTTTTTAATGTCCAGTTGTGAGACTGTCCACCGTACTAGACAAACCCCATGATTCCGTGTATATTAGTTTTGTTGAGACACGGAGTCCTCCAATGTTCGTAACTGACCAGTCCATCACTTTCGCAGACGCCATCACTGAAGATGGTGTTGACTATGGTACGGGTTATTACCTGACTCAGGAATACCAGAATGGTAAGACTGAACTCTTCGGACCTTTTGATTTTGAAGAGGATGCCCGTGACCTCGCAAACCGCTACTGATTAGAACTATGGAATTTCAATTTGACGATCAAGATCTCTTTGAAGCACTAGGCATCAAAGAAGAGTGGGAAGAAGAGGAAATCTCTGACAACTACGCTGAACAAGATGCCCGCACTCTAAAAGAATATGGCTTTTGATCTAGGAACCACACAACAATCCTTTCCCTTTGTTCAAGCTTTCTTCGGTGGACTATTCCTCTGGCTTGGGATAAATATTCGTATCGTGAGAATTGATCCGAATCAGGACAAAGAGTAATGGATTTTAGAGTAACAGTCAGAACATATACCGGAGCTGTTAAGACTGTAGAAGTCAAGAACATGCCCGACGAAGAAGCCGCAAGAGCTGAAGCCGTTGGTCTCACTTTCGGTAGAGTTCTGTCTGTTGAGAGGTTAGATGTACCTGAGCCACCACCAAAACCAAAGAAGAAAGAGATCATTCAAGAGATTGAAAGAGAGCTAAAGCCTGGTGAGACAGAAACTGTTGTCACTGGCTATAATAACAACCCACTAGCACTCTTCTCTAACTTGGATATCCTATGAAGAACTTAATTGACAGTATCACTGTCTTCAGTCTTATGCTCATTGGCGGATTCATTGGACCATTCGTGGACAGTGAAGAGACTGACCACTCAGGCGACACACAAGCCTGAGACCCCTTATACTATATTCATCAACACATCACACACCATGAAGTGGACCATCTGGGTACAGCCAAACCAAACTTTCAATGAAGAGTATCCTGATGGCTGGAGTCAGTCTGATGTTCTCCGTGCGGCTAACAATCGTTACGGTGGTAAGGTAACTACTGTTCATCCTGCCAGTGTAGGCTCTACTCCTCATCGCCCTGCTCCTAGTGGTGGTGGTGGCTCTTCTGAGCCTGGTGGTTGTGGTGGTGTTGTCTTGCTCATCATTGGTGCTATCATCGTTGGTGCCTTTGCTGGTGGTGGAGACGATACTAAGCGTCCCTCTACGCCCCCTGAGAGCCTCTCACAGCCGCAGAGTCGCGTTGTTGAGCCAGTGGCACCTGAGCCCCAGTTTGAGAGCTATGCTAGCCCCCCTCCCTCCTATTGTGTGACCGAAAACTTTGAGCCTTGCTGATCATGTCTGAAAACCAAGTAACTGAAAATAACATCCTAGACTATACCGAAGAGGTATCCGTCACACTCACCCGTTCTGATTGGAATTGGTTTGTTACACTTATGACTGACTCAGTGAACAAGATGGAGCAAGCTGTTGCTGCTCATGGCATGGATGCTGAGTCTTTCCTCTCTATTGACGTTCTCCGCACTATCCGTAATGAAATCGCCCGACAGTCAGGACTTGACCAGTATATTGATGGAGATGCCAGTGAAGCCCCCTAGTGGCTATCACTACGAAATAACAGAACATAAGCGTAATGTAGCAGCTATTTGGTTGTGTGGAGGTCCTAAGTACATCTACAATGATGGAAAGAGTGCCCGAACTATCCACTCTTTCTATAACTATAAGAAGAAAGTGTGGTATGCCCCTATCAACTCCAAAAAAGTTGGTGACGAGGTGGATCCAGCGACCATGAGACCATGGACAGCAATGCCATTAAACCTAAATCCATTAATGGCAGTCTTGTGTGCCTAAATAATAGCGTCTATTACCCAAAAACATATGACTTACGCCAACAAGCGTTGTCATGAATGTGGACAGATTATTAAACCCAAGCGACCTTTAGAGATTGTTGAGTACATTAAGAAAGAGGACGCTTTACTCGAAGCCGAGATCCAAAAAGTAGAAAAAGAGCTAATTGATCAATACGGTTTCAATAACAACGAAGCCAGCTAACTCTTCTACACTAAATAGTCTTATCGGGCAACCGGTAAGACTTTTTTAGTATTTAACCATGGCATTCGACAAGAGTAGAGAACAGCTCATTAGTGAATTTGAGTTCACAATTGATTGTGCGCGGGAGTGTGGCAAAGATGCTGCCATGAGCGAGAGCCTTCGCCAATTCTCAACTCAACTAGGCTATCTAGACGCCGCTCTTACCGGCGGCAAGATCAGCAGCCAGCAGGCTGCCAGGCAGGCTAAAGATCTTTACAAGGCTTGGAAAGCCACTAACAAGAGCATTGAAGCTGAGTGATTCTGTGCTATAATTTAGAGGTATCAGAGCCCCCCTATGGAACCTTTCCTGAGACGGGCTGTTGAGATCGCCGCAACGTCACCATCACGCAAGCGTGTAGGTGCTGTGCTGTACAACAGCAAAAAGCGTGAGATCACTTCAGCCACCAACAACGACTACAAGAGTCATCCACGTCAAGCCATGTGGGCTGAGCGTGTAGGACTAAATGAGAAAATCTATCTCCATGCTGAGATGGCTTGTCTCATTAAAGCAAGAGAAGATGGTGATACTATCGTTGTTGTCCGTCTTGGTGGGCATGATGGCAAGTCACTAAGAAATGCTAAACCATGTCCAATATGTGAGCCAGCATTACGGTATGCTGGTATCAAGCATGTATATTATTCTGTAACTGACAACACATTCCAGTACGAATACTGGGGAGACTAATTATGATCATTCTAACTATTCTTTCAATTGGTCTACTAGCTGGTGGCTCATACGTTGCTAGTGCTATTGTAGATGAACGCCAAGCACGAGCACGTCGTGCCGATCTTATCCGTAGAGGCTACATCCTATGACTATTCAAGAAGGCGACAGCGTTGAGTTTCTCGGTGGAGTTATCCCCGAGCAAGTAACATGGGCAGGTACAGACTACCCATCACAACTAATCATTGGTCGGCATTATGTTGTGGAGACTGTAAAGATCTTCCCATCATATACCCACATCACATTAAAGAACAAGCAAGGAACATTTAACTCAGTTCATTTCAAGCACGTATGACATTTACTCAGACAAGTGATGCTCCCTATGATCGCCACCATTACAAAGTAATCTTTAAGGGTGAGCGGAAAGAGATCTATTGTGAGAGCTGGGAAGCTGCTCAGGCTATCTGGTTCCAATGGGCAGGTATGAAGGCTATTGATCGTATTGAAGTCTGTGATATCAAGAGAGCCACACCAAAGGGCTTTTGAGTATCACCTGACACAGACCCACACACTCACTGCTTTATAATACATACACACAACACACAACAACCATGAGTGACATTCGCAGAGAGCTTGTCAATGCCTATTGTTCCCTATACAGTGAGCGCAATGTATCTAATGTGAAACAGTTCTCGGACAACTACACTAAGCTGTCTGAGTTGTGGCTGTCAATGAATGATTCTGAGAGGAATGCCATCAACGTTCGGCTCTTCAGCTAGACAATCGAATAACTGACTACCAGCCGCTGACATGCGGCTGTTTCTCTATATACTAAGTACATCCAACACACACACCAACAATGACCTTCTCTGGCTTTCAAGACACCCTCGTAGCTGATTGGGCTAGCGACGTATCAATTCCCATGGGTTCAGATGGTATGGTCACATATTCTATTGATAGTTCACTCAGCCAGTATGCTGGCATGATTCGCGACACTTTCAGCGCTCTTGATGCCACACTAGATGTTTGCTTTGTTGAGGTTGCTCCTGACCGCGTAGAGGAGACTTTGGTTCCCAAAGGTCGCAAGGGCAGAAGGTTCCGTAAAGTTCAGACTTTTGTTGAGTCTTCTGCTGAGCTTGAGTTCAACACAGCATCTATTATCCGCGACGATGCTAACATTGCTGGTGTTGCTGACTACCAAGGCGACGGCACTTGGGATCTAATCATCAAAGATGATAACGCATACTCTGATGCGTTCAATAAGTATATCATCCTCCACGAATTGGGTCATGGTCTAGGACTTGAGCACCCATTCTCCTACACCGATGGTGATGGTCGCGATGATCTTACTGGTGCTGATACTGTTATGGAATATGATTGGCGTGAAGCTGATTACTTCCGTACTGCTGATATCAATACTCTAGAGGGAATGTGGAACGATGGTGTATTCGCTGAGGCTGATCAAGTTGTAGCTGAAGCACCTAGCACTGAAGCATTCCAAGAAGGTGAGTTCACTCTCACCCGCCGCGAGCGCCGCCAGATGCGCCGCGAGACCCGCAGGCAAAATCGTCTAGCTTGATATATAATGGGGGCACAACGCCCCCTTTTTTATTGGATGAAATGATGAAACTATTCATAGATACCGCAGACACAGATATTATCAAGAAGCATTACTCCAACGGTTTAATTGATGGTGTAACAACAAACCCCACTCTTATCATGAAGAGTGGTAGAGATCCCGTAGAAGTATACAGAGAATTGGCTGACTTTGGTATCCCTGATATCAGCATGGAAGTTGTTGGTAATGGTGAGCAGATGCTACTAGAAGGTCTCAGACTTCATAAGGAGTTTGGTTCCGTGGCTACTATTAAACTACCATGTACAAGTGAAGGTCTATTTGTATGTAAAGAGCTAACAATGATGGAGGTTAAGACTAATGTCACACTAGTCTTCAGTGCTGCTCAAGCTATCCTAAGTGCTAAAGCTGGTGCTACATATCTCTCACCATTTGTTGGTAGAGTTGATGACCAATCATTTGATGGTATTAAACTCATTGAAGAGATTGCTGAGATCTATTCAAAGCATATGGTACGGACTCAGATCCTAGCTGCTTCTGTACGTACAGTGAGACAGGTCACTGATTCATTCTTAGCTGGTGCTGACTTAGCCACA